AGAGGGGCAAACTGTATATTCATTTCCAGCAAATAACGGACCTGGCTATAGTCACCCTAATCTTGGATGGCCATTGGAAGGTACAGCTTTACCTAAGCAATACCAGACATCTGTTACCGTCAATGGTAACACTTATAGAGCAGTAGTTCACTAAGTCAGAGCTGTACCTATTGGCCTTAATTGTTATACTACAGAGTTGAGAATGTATCCTTACTCAGATTTTGATGGTGATCTTCCGAATTTCAGACCGTTCTCCAACAATGCGAACTTTGACGAATACGAAATAGAAGTGAGACCCACTTATTTCTTGAATAGACCGGTGGACAAATTTCTCATGAAATATGGATTTGCAATGAACAAGAAAAAATCTGTGCAAATATCTAGGCAGATGATAGATCTGGTCTATTAACACGGGGCTGTCATTGCTAACGTCGACGCCGTATCTTCGTATAATAAATTTAAAGGGTATCTTGAATGTTCAGAAGTCAGCATGATTCTCAATCAAGAATTGTAGGAGTAAGCAGGACGTGCTTTTTAATATTATATGTATTAAGTTTCAAGGTAGCACGCAGAGAATAACAGAATATCAAAAATAATGAACAACGATCTAACGCGAGTTCCAAACGTAATATCAAACTTTGTCACTCAACAATTTTCCAATATCACTTAACTTTTGTTCAGAGAAAACATCTAGGGATTGTTAGACAACGGAATTCCTAGAGCTACTTTTGACAATTACTTCCTTATATTCCAGTTTCTGTATCTTTTTTTGGTGTATACAAAAAATGACTATGCTATATCGATCTTCATGTCACTTATTATATTATGGCACACATTGACTAAGAGGGTTTTTTCATATACTATACTTACAATGTATGTTAGTAGCGTCATGTGGCCTTAAACGCAAGACGATTCTTACCTCTTGATAAGTTCCGTAGCACACAACATAATAGGCATAGCATTCGGAGCTATTCATATGTTAAGCATACCGGGTTCGAAACGCATCTAGAACATATCAAGAGTAATTCTTACAGGATTATTTTAGATTTGGGTTAGTACGTTCCTCTTGTATACATTTCTCATCTATGAAATAGCCAAACATAAATAAAGAGGCATATAAGGATAGATCGGCAACGGTAAATACTGTACAAACAAATTTGAACAGAGTTAGACTTAGCAGGAACATATGACTAGGGAAGCTTTCTAGAAAAGATGCTTACCTGTCACCGGTCCAAATATTCTTTCTACTAAAGTGTACGTACCTCACAGACAAGAGATCGGATCTTACGCTCATCCGTTCACTAAGGAACGAAAGGATAGGCTATATACTCATCTCCAAACTCATTGCAAATGTGATAGAGCAAAGATGAAGGTCAGCGGATGCCTAATAAGGGAAAACAAATCCATAAAATAACCAGTTAACTATTCGAGTTGCCCTATAAATGCAATAGGTGCTATCTATGGGAGACATGCAGTTTCACTTGCTGACACTGATCAAAATGACCTTGAAGAATTCTCTAGATACGTCAGACGCAAATTGCCGAAAATAGTCAGAAACATTGAAAGACATATGGACTGGCGGTATTCTTATCAAGATTATATAAGAGAGGCGAATGACAAGTAAAAAGCCGTTAACTATTAGAAGTGGTACGAAGAAGGTAGGTTCAAGGTCATGAGGCAGAGTAAAGCATCTGGCCGTAAAGCTCTAGCAAAAATGCGGGCCTTCCCAAAAACTAATGAAATTCATTATCTGCATAACTCAGAAAGGAATAGTGAACGACCACGAAACATATTTGAGATGCCTAAACACTTCGCCATGCCTAGCGTATGGTTTAATAAAGTCTTGATCAAAGCCATGAAAAAGGCATATCCATAATTCATTACGGGTTACAACACAGACCAGCTGGCTCATCACTTTAGTAAATATAGCAAGCATCTGTCTAAACACTCTTCCATCTCATTCGACGGGTCGGGTCACGATTCTAATTAACATCCTTAGCTCATCCGGATGATAGACAATTATATTATCGAAAAACTAGGGCCTAAATTTTTTCACAAACATGGTTTTGGCAGAGAATCGGCACAGTTGGTTGCTTTTCTTACTTAAATATAGATGCCCACATATGTACTCCTTGTGGACAAATGGGGGCGAAAGAGAAAGATTCTTAGCATGGAGCTCGACGGTACAACTTTTTCGGGGCACCCGACTCGCACGACGTTCGGTAACACCGTAAGAGTCATGCTGTATATAGCTTACGTAGCACACAGGGCGGGCATAAAACAAATTTGGAAGATGAAAGATTTTGTTTTCTTTGTGTCAGGTGACGATTCCATTATAAAGCTGAAGAACAACTTAGTGCGGGCCTTTTCCCGTAGTTTTAGAGCGCTCTACATTATGGAATGGCCCCAATAATATACTGCCAAAGGCCTGGGACAGGTTGCTAAAATGTTGAATATAGAGAGTTATCACAAAGGTGATTTCTTGTCAAAGCAGGGCTACTTTCACAAAGGACAATGGTACTTTAAGCGACTTCTCAAAAGATCTATACAGTCAGGCGCTGTTACGATGTCTACCTAAATTACCGCAGACCAGCACCGCTGGCTTACAGGCAGCGGTCTCTTAAGCTGGTGCAAAGGAATGATAGGCATCGAAGAATGCGCACAGCAGAGACTAAAGTACGGAAGACCACCCAGTGCATTGATTATAGATAAACACCAATCCGAATGGAGCTATTCTACAAATCAAGGAGACGATATAGTGCCATACGCAGCTCAATACAGCGTTCACACTAAAGCTTTCCTGCACAAAGTCGCAGCATAATATTCGGGTCCGATGAATGAATGGGTAGATTTGTGAACATAAGGGGTTAGTCCCACCCCTTCTTATTTTATTATACTAAAATAGGGACTGCAGCAATGCATTAAATTGTACGCCAGCTGGGCGGAAGACGCAGCGGTTCAAAGAACGACCAAGTTTTTAAAAATTTTAGTCAAAAATTTTTACTGACCACAAACAGTCTTTGTGGTACCGAACACGGGTATGTACGTGTTACGTCCAAAAGACGTTTTAAATCCAGGACATAGGAAAATTAACCTAATCCGACTGGTGTGGAGATTTACTCGTTATTAATCTTTCACATCAGGCACCTGGAAGAACAATGGGGGGCAAAACCCATTCCAGTGCGA